CAGAAGATTCAGGAAGACGCAGACAAGGACAAGGCTTTAATTCTGGGAAAGTCATCGAGCTCTATAAGTACCAAAAGACCTATACGTCAAAAAACGCCGCACGAAATCGAACAAATCAAGTTCTTAGGTGGCCACATTCCGGATCCGCCAGAATATTCTTATGCGGCTGATTCCATTCTTTCGGCTTTTAGTACTATTGCCAGATCCCGACGATATGAGCAGGGTATCCCGTTATCTTTAGATCAGCAGGCAATCAATGTCTATGCAGAGCATAATGATTTGCCAGTGGCTGCTCATATTTTTAATGACTGTATTTTTGCATTGGATAACTTGTTTTTAGATGAAGCCCATAAAAAAATAAATTCCAAGTCCTCAAAAAAGTAACCCTAGAGTTATTTACATATAATAACTCTAGGGTTATTATTATCTCATCAAGTTAATAAGGGATTGGTGTGAAAAGTCTGGATTTAATCAAAATGATTGAAGCAGATGGTTGGTATGAGGTTAGGGTTTCAGGAAGTCATCATCACTTTAAACACCCAACCAAAAAGGGGTTAGTTACAATCCCACATCCTAAAAAGGATTTACCAAACGGAACTGTTAAAAGCATTTTGAAACAAGCGGGTCTAAATTGACCCGCTGTTTCCCGACTTTAAATACTATATCCCTTACAACTAATCATAACGCAGTGGGCGATATGTTTATGCCAAGGGCATGGAGTGTTGAGATGTTATATCCAATTGCAATTGAACGAGGATCAGATACTGAGGCATTTGGTGTCACTGTTCCTGATATTCCAGGTTGTTTTAGTGCTGGTGACACACTTGAAGAAGCTATTGAGAATGTTAAAGAAGCTATTTCAGGCCATTTAGAAATATTGGCTGAAGATGGTGAGGAAATCCCATTAGCTTCCGAACTAGTTAAATTTGTCGATGATCCTGAATATAAAGGAATGATCTGGGCGGTTACCGAAGTTGATGTTAGTCGTTATCTGGGTAAACCAGAAAAAATCAATGTTACTTTACCAAGCCGTTTGATTCGTAAAATTGATGAGAATGTAGGTAAAGGTAAGAGATATACTACTCGATCGGCTTTCTTGGCTGCTGGTGCTGAAAAACTTTTACATGCATAGCCTGATTTAAAAAACCACCTTCGGGTGGTTTTTCTTAATGTGACATTTATTAACCTATTTGTTAAAGTTAAAACAACTTATAACAAATGGTGAAAATTCATGAAAAAAATATTGGCTGCGGGTTTATTGAGTTTGGGATTAGTTGGGTGTGCTACCACACCTCAGCAACCATCAGAACCTGTAAAATTTGAAAAGGTTTATCAAATAGATGGATTAAAGCAAGGGCAAATTTATGATGGCGCACGTCAATGGTTTGCTACAGCTTTTCGCTCGGCAAATGCAGTAATTCAGTATGAGGATAAGACTACGGGTTCAATTATTGGCAAAGGTAATATGCCATACCGTTGTTCTGGGTTTGCTGATTGTATGACTGTTACGGCTGGTGATCGAGTGGATTTCACAGTGCGTGTAGATACAAAAGATGGGAAAATGAAAGTGAGTTACGATAATCTTACTCACTATAAACCAGCGCAGGTAATTAGTGGAGTTCGATATAATGAAACTAATAGACCTATTACTGAAGACTATCCATCAGCTAAAATAATTATGGATGAATTAAATAAATCATCCGATCAAATGGCTGAAAAGATTAAAACTCAACAAAAAATTAATGCCGATTGGTAATTAACAAGAGCACTCATACCATGAGTGCTCTTACTTTATTAAGTATTACATTGTAGTGGTTGATATGAAAAAGATTGTTTTATTGAGTTTGGTTTTTGGGATGGCCGGTTGTGCGACAACAGCTAATTTTTTTGATATTCATCCAACACCTGTTAGTAATTCAGGTTATTGGACTGGTCAATTTGATCGGTTGGTTGGGACTTTAATACTAGAAAGTGATGGGACGGGTGTAATTTGCCAAGACCACCTAGGTACAGCTAGGGTAATGTCTGTAAAATTATTAAATGATAGACTCTATTCTCAGGATGGGACTTACTGGAAAATAAGTAATTTCACTCCAACATCTCTTGAGCTTAATTATGCGCTTGGAGGAGGATATAAAATGATAAGGGACAATGGGCTTAAATTCGCTTCACCAGCATGCAAAGATAAGCTAAACACAAAGTAATAGTTGTTCGAGAGAATTAACTTGACTAAACAGAATATTAAATGTGATTGGCTGAATAGATATGATATTGGATGACTATCTGGGGCATGCCGCTAATAGCAAGAAACTCGCACAGATTGCTATTAAAGAAAGGCGTTTTGACGATGCATGGAAACATTTAAACCATCAAAAAGATTACTATTTAAAGCATGCTAGTAGGATGGGTTTTTCTAAAACAGAAACACTGGTTATAGACTCCTCACCACATGAAGATATGGCAAATGTCTTAAGACTAGAGGGCAAGCATAAGAATGCTTTAAGCAGTATATCTTACACTTATAAGGCGGCTTATACAGCTAATCGACCAATTATTACATTAGAGAAAAAATTAGAGGCTTATTACAATCGAGCCTATAAAAAAACAGCCGTTTAAAAAAATTTTTTATCGTTACTTAAAGCCCTACCCAATAGTGACTATATCTCTGTTCGAGATTTTGTTGAAATTTACTTCCCTCTGTCTCCTAATGATGATGAAGAGGTAGTCCCAAAAGAGAGAAATTTGAGTGAACAGGAAATAAAAAAAGGTAAATGATAACTTTTTGAAGCAAAAATCTACTGCTCGCAGTAAAGAGCATATAGGTGTTCCTCCACCATTGAGCAATAGGCCAGTTAAATCAATCAAACCAAGCTACCCTGAGTCTAAGTATCCCACTAAAGTTATTGAACCGCAAAAAGATAATAATTTGCTCCTTGGTTATCCAGCATCCGAATGGATAATAGGAGTGGTGGTTGGCGCAATATTGTTAATTGGGTTTATTTGGTTACTATCGTAAAAAAGCACCCTAGGGTGCTTTTTAAGACACATGACATTTAGCAATCATTTTGTTGAATTGACTTAGATTTAATAACGGTGCGTTTATGAAAAAAGTTATATTTGCTGCTTTTTTAAGTTATTTTCTAATAGTAAGCTGTCAAGTTCAAGCCAGAACTATATACACAGCTGAGTATGTTAAGATTTTTGAAAATTTGAATAGCGACAAAAAACAGCTCTTCAATCAATCAAAAAAAGTGGATAGCTAATAACTTTAATTCGGCTCAAGATGTAATACAGTATCAAAGCTTAGAAGAAGGTCAATTAATAATTAGAGGTATTGCTTCTCCTTTGTGCGATTTAACAGTTAGCAAAATGCAATGTAATGGGTACTCACAAGCCAAAATATCTTTTAATTTGGCAATAGATCTGAAGGATAAAAGAGCGCGTCTCAAATTCAATAATTATGGTTATGCAAAATTTGGAAACACACCAATTGATGATCCTATTACTTATAAGCTAATGCTTGGTAGATTTGATGCGTTATCTAGTGATTTTGAAAAAACTCTAAATGCAAGTATTGACAATGACAAGTGGTAGATTGAAAAATAAAGACTCAAATATTCACGTTAAAAAAGCACCCTAGGGTGCTTTTTTCATGCGATCAACAATCTTGTTGGCTATTTTTTCAATTACATCATCGGTAATAGTTGCTGATTCTCTGACCAAATCAAAATGTTTAGTTGGCTCTAAGCCTTTAGTCATCAATGTAATCATTGCTGTGTTTAAGGAAATATTTTTATTCTCGGCATAATTAGTTAAATCATCATAAAGTTCTTGTGGCATACGCACTTGAGTTCGCTTCCAGTCATCTTGCGAGACAATTCTGCCAGTCTTTGGATCTGCCATTTTGTGTTAACCTAAAAATGTATTTGACAAGATAATAACACTATGGAATACTGATTTCAATGGCAAGATAATAGTGTCATTAAAAGAAACCCCTTGCGACTCTCACATCAAACAAGGGGCTCTATCTAATCTCTAAGAGGAAATCAGATATGGTTAGTTTAACACAAATAAATAATACGCAAGTATCTGTTATAAATTTCAAATCTATTCCAGTTGTAACGACTGAAATGCTTGCAGGTTTTTATGGTACTGAGTCAGTGCGTATCCGTCAGAATCATAATGAAAATAAACAACGATTTATTGAGGGTAAGCATTTTTTTAAAATTGTTGGTCAAGAATTAAAAGATTTTGTGAGTAGTTTAAAACTACTTGCAAACTCCCCAACAATTTCAAATAAGGTTCGGTCCCTAATTCTTTGGACAGAACGTGGTGCAGCACGCCATGCCAAGATGCTCGATACAGATCAAGCATGGGAAGTATTTGAGCAACTGGAAGATTGCTATTTTGTTCGAAAGGAAATTTTAGCCAAAACCCATAAATCTGAACGCACACCATTACATGATGCTCATGCTTTACTTGTGGCTAAGACTAAACACCTAAATTCGAGTGATGCATGGAAAATTATTAATCAACGTTTTGGGACAAATCATATTGATGAAATCCCATATGACATGATTCCTGTAGCGGTTGAGTATGTTCATCATTTGATTGCTATGTACAGTAGCGCAGAGAAGAAAGGGCAAGGTTCATTGTTTGATGAAGATCAATTCAAACTCCTCAAGAGCCTGATTGATGCAATTATTACCCAAAACTTTGTTACCAGTCGAATCTATCGAGCAGTACATATGCTTGATAACGAGCAAGGACACCACTTAGCTGAATATGCTTTTAAAACTAATATTGCAGTTCTAAAACTTACTCGGGCAATGGATTTAAGAGGACCTCTTAATAGAAAAATCATTAGTGATGACTTAAAAACTATAAGCTATACAACAGGCAATCAACATTATAGCGACCGTTGGTTTCATCCATTGATGGAAGCGGGAATGCTAGCTGGTGCTTTGCGAATTTCTGGTGGTTGGTAGTCTGATTCGTCACTAATAAAATCAACTTAACAAAACCCACTCATCGAGTGGGTTTTTTGTTGCCGATTATTCATCCATTCTCTGTTGACACCATACACCTTGTGAATCTTTTCATCCCCCTTGACAAGATTTACTATTTTTTTAGCGAAGCCGACCTTAACAAAGTCGGCTTTTTTAGTGCCTGAGAAGTTATAGAGCAAAAAAAAATTGATGTTTTTTAGGTGCAGCACAATTTTGCTTTACCACTGGCTAGGGTAGCTCCCGAAAGGAAGATGGTCGTTTTTGACTGTTCATACTTCTTCCCGCCAGTGTCTTTTTATTATGAGCAGTCGGAGTTCATATTATGAATATGATGTCAGTATTAAACTTAAGAGCTGTTGTTACACAGGAAAACGGCGAAGTTAAAACTACCAGTTACGCCGTGGCAGAAGCGTTTGATAAATTGCATAAGAATGTTATTAGGGACATTGAAAAATTACGCTGTTCTGAAAGTTTTAGAAAACTCAATTTTGAGCTTTGCTATGAAAACAATGAGTTACAGAACGGTAAGCCACGAAAGTTTTATCGTATGACTAAAGATGGCTGGATGTTTTTGGTTATGGGTTTTACTGGTGAAAAGGCAGATTTGATCAAAGAGCAATTCATTGAGGCCTTTAATTGGATGGCGCAGCAGCTCACTCAAACTTTTCAATCCAAGTGGGCTAGATACAATCAAATGTGTCTCGAATATAAAACTAGAAAAGAACAGGTGAGCTGTTCAGCACGCAATATGCGCTATTGGCAGGATGATAAGCCAGTATTCGAAAATGAGTTGAATAAACTGGAAAACGAGTTATCACCACAACTAAAGCTGGTTTGAATTTAACCCTATTAGATTTGAAATCCGAAAGGGCAAGCCGTTGCAACGCTTATTTGAATAATGAGCTAAATCATGAAACCAGTAAAACCTATGGGGGTGGATTTTAAATCCAGCCCTTTTTTATTGCCGAAATTTTGGAAGTAAATATGATAGATAAATCTAAATGGTTTGTTTTTAAGAAAAATGATCAAGCTTTTGGATGTTTCAGGATTAAGCCTTTTTCTGATCCTGAATTTGATAAGGCCTATAAAATGCTTTGTACCAAAAAAAAGTATTTTTAGAATGAGTGCCATGCGATCAGCTCAAGAGTTTGCAAAAATTATCGCAAATCATCTTATACAGGATTGGGAAAATATTGAACTTTCAAAAACAGGAATAGCTGGTGAAAAAGAAACGCGTTATTCGCCAAAATCAGCTTATCAATTATTAATGTATGGAGATCTAGGGGCTGAAATAACTTCATGGATCTTGGAAAAGTCAAAAAGTATTGCCTAATTAAGTCTCGATTTATTGCCGCCGTTTATGGCGGTTTTTTATTGCCTAGAGGAAAGTCAAATGGCTCAAGAAGCTCGCTTAGTAATTGTTATTGATTCGGAACGTGCGAAACGCACTGCACAAGACTTATCTGTTGAATTGGATAGCATCACTAAAAAAGGGGATTTCGCCTCAAAATCTATGGACAGGATGTCTGTAGCAACTCGTGCACTAGCTGGGTATATGGCTGGGCTAGTAACAGTAAGTTCTGCTATTTCAAAGATGGATACATATACTGGACTACAAAACCGCCTTAAGCTGGTCACTAATAATCAAGTTGAACTAAATAAAGCAACGGAAGACACTTTCCGAATTGCTCAAAAAACCTATTCAGCTTGGGATTCTGTTTTACAGGTGTACCAACGTTTTAGTGACAATGCTAAAACACTGAATTTAACCATGGACGATACTGCTCGTTTGACTGAAACAGTGTCAAAAGCAGTGGCTATTAGTGGAGCAAGCGCAGAAGCGGCGGATGCAGCTTTAGTCCAATTTGGGCAGGCTTTAGCAAGCGGCACATTACGTGGTGAAGAACTTAACTCCGTTATGGAGCAAACCCCAGCACTAGCAAAGGCTATTGCTAAAGGTATGGGTATTACAGTAGGTGAATTACGTTCAGTAGCAGCTGAAGGAAAAATCACTTCACAGGAAATCGTTAAAGCACTTAAAAATGTCCAAGATGAAGTTGATGCTCTTTTTGCTAAAACTGACATTACAATTGGTCAATCTTTAACTTTACTTAATAATGAAATTACTAAATTTGTAGGTGAGGCTGGTAAAGGAAGCGGAGCAGCACAGGCTTTATCAGGATCGATTCAGTTACTAGCAAATAATTTGAATTTAATTGCAGACAGTGCATTTGCCATAGGTATTGGCTTAATGACAAAAGCCGTTTTAACAAAAACGGTTGCTGTACAAGCGAGTATTGCTGCATCAACCAAACAAGTGTTTGCCACAATTGCTGAACGTAATGCAAATATTGCAGCAGCAAAAGCTGAAGTGGAATCTGCGCTTGCCGAAGCACAAAGTACGCAGGTGACACTAACGAACATCAAAGCTACTCATGCTCAGATCATGGCAGAAATAGAACTCGAAAAAGTTCGTTTAAAAGCCCAAATCACTGAACAAGGTCGCACGGCTACCATCACACGAATGGCTCAGCTAGGACGATTACAAGCTCAAGTTGCGTTAGAGGTTGCTGCCGCAGAAACAGCTCAATCAGCATCATCTGCAAGATTATCAGCAGCCTTAACAGCGCAATCTGTTGCTACAAGTCGTTTAGCTTTGGCAAAGTCAGCGCTTATGGCGATTTTTAGCCCAATGGGTTTAGCAATTGCAGCAACAGCCGCATCTTTCTATTTACTAAGCAGCAGTTCGGATGAAGTCAAAGAGTCTCTTGCAACACAATCTGACTCGGTTAGTGATTTAACAGATAAGTACATAAAGTTAAATACTGTGCAAGCATTAACAGAGGGTGTGCGGTTACGCAAAGAGATTGAGCAGCAAAATGATGCAATTGATGATGCTAGTGGAGCTATCAAACGTTTTGCTTATATCCAAAAGGAATTATTTAAATTATCTGGCAGTGATTATGAAGATTATCAAAATGCCATTAAGTCTATTGCTACAGGTGCAAGCGATGCAGGTGATCTCTTAAAAAAGATGATTTCATCTGGTCGTTTTAGTCAGACTCAAATTGATAAACTTATTGAGTTCTCTAGTGCAGTAGCAGAATCAAAAAATAAGATTGAGCAGGGTAATACTGCTCTAAAACTCTTAAATGCTACTTCTGGACAACATGTTGAGGTAACGGCCGAATCAATTAAGCAATTAACTATTCAAACCAACTTAACAAAAGTCGCTACTCAAAATTTCACTGACATGAAAACACAAATGCTTGATTCATTACGAGCACAATTGGAATTCATTCGGTTAAATGGTGGTAGTGAAGAACAAGTTAAATCGTTGAATAAGGTAATTCAGGCATATTCTTTAAATCAAATTTCAGCAACTGATGCTGTGAGTAAGTTCAACAGTACCGCCAAAGTTCCGGTTGATAACATTAAGAAATTGCAAGAATATGCCATTAAAACGGATCAGTCTAAAATTGCGTTAAATCAGGCTAATGCTGAGCTGAAGAAACAAAACGACTTGCGTAATGAGTACCTAAAACAACATCAAACTGTACTTGGTGCTCAACAAGGAGAAACAAATGAATTAAATAACCAAGTCGCTGCACAAGAAAAGCTAAATAAATTACGAGACAATGCCAACAAAGATAATCTGAAAAATGATTTTCTTATAAAAAACACTAAGGCATTTGGTGGTGGCGAAAAGGGTCTTGATAAGGCGCGTGCGGCATCAGAGTTTTATACCGACAATAAAATTCCGATGACTAGAAGTTTAACTAGTCAGGAAGCTGCAATTTTTGAGGCTTGGTATAAGAAGCAGAAGGAAGCCAAGGACTTACAAGAAAGTATTTCTGAGTCTACCAGAAAGCAAACAAAAGAGGTTGAAAAACAAACCAAAGAGTCTGCCAAACAAGCTGTTCTACTTGCGGGGAATAATGAGCGAGTGAGAAATATGCTTCGGGTTTACCAATCCTTCCGTAATGCAGGCTTAGGCGATAAACAAGCTCGTGTAATGACAGCTCAAGTTGGACGAGAGACTGATTTTAGAAATGAGGCAATGTTTGGTAGTCACAAAGATGCCAATAATGGTTATACCAACACAGGATTTTTATCATGGCAAAAAAAGTCGCTCAACTAAGTTAATGCAGTCTTTACAAGGGCAAGGAGTCTTGGATAAAAACGGTAAAATCCAGCAAACTCAAGATGCATTGGATGCAATGGCTAAACATGCTGTGCAAGAGGCGATGACCGATAAAAGTTATAGTAAATCTAAAGCAGCTCTTCTTAATGACGATTTAGACTATCGAAGTTTAGAGAGAATTGTTGCCAAAAATTTTGTTGGCTGGGACTATGACGGGAAAAAGCTTGGCAAAGCTAAAGCTTCACAGCATTTAGCCAAACAAGACTCTTACTATAATCAGCTTAGTAAAATTTTAGGGGATAACCCCGAAGCAGCCTCAAAAGCAATTAGTGATCTTTCGAAATTCGAAGATGAAGCATATAAGGCACGTGCAAAAACTCTTGAGGAAATTAAGCAGCTCCAAGCAACATATGATTCAGAAACAGTTGCTAGAAGCAAAAAAACGTGAGGAGGAAATCAACAAAGCAACCATTTTAGGTCAATCAAATTTAATCCCAAAAATTAATGAGCGTTATGATGCTGAAGATAAGTTAGCTCAGAAGCAATTTGATTTTGAAGTAAATGGTTATAAGTGGACTGAGAAGCAAAAGCTTGAGTACACATATGAAATCAATTCTTTGCGATTAGTTGCTGAAGGCAAACTCTCTGAAGATCAAAGAAAGGTTGCTTTAGATGGCCTGGAATTGCAAAAGCAGCAAGAGTTAGGATTACTAAAACTTGCTCAGGAACAGCGGTTGTTTCAGGCTGAGCAATTCATGCTGGGAGAAATGGAGCGTATCAAAAAAACGTTATGCGCTTGAGTATGATGAAATATCAAAAATCACTGATCTTGAAGAGCGTAGAAGGAAGATGAGTGCATTTCAGGCTGATTTTATTCGTAATGGTGTGGGGAATCCAACAATTGATCAGTATGATACCTCTAGTCAGTTTCTTAAATCGACAAACTACACCAAGCCCAAGCAAACCAATATGCAAGTATTGGATGAAGATTACGCTCAAACTTATCAAAAGTTGAAAGATAATCTTGCGGCTGTTTTGGAGTCTGAAAAAGCAAGTTATCAGGAACGATTGGAGGCGCAGCGCGTATTCAAAGAAGCAAGACAGCAAATGGAGGATGAGTATTATCTTAAAGCCGTTGACGCTCGAAAGTCCGATTATGAAAATCAATTAATGCAACTTGGGAGTTTAACAAGTCAGCTTGATAGTTATTGGTCGAATATGACTGGAATTGTTAAGAATGCTGCAGGCGAGCAATCTGGCTTATATAAGGGGATGTATATAGCTCAACAAGCATTTGCAATTAGTTCAGCCACAATTAGTGCATTACAAGCGTATAACCAGATTTTAGCAAGTCCATGGTATTTGGATGTAATTAGCAAATCGACAGCAGCCAATCTTGTGCTTGGCATGGGTATGGCTAACGTCGGTTTGATTGCTGGGCAAACAATAGCTGGATTCTCAGATGGCGGTTTTACTGGATCAGGTGGAAAATATGAACCTGCCGGTATTGTCCATAAAGGAGAGGTGGTCTGGTCGCAAGAGGATATTCGCCGTTGGGGTGGTGTTGGGTTAGTTGAAAATATGCGTAAGAGTGCAAACCCTGAAGCTTTTCTCAATAACAATGCCTCAGCTGATAGTGAACCGTACCGGGTTTGTCGGAGACTTTTTTTATTTAAGTTAAGCCACCTGACCTAACGGGTTAATCTTATCATAGTACAT